CACAGATAATTGCCGCCGTCGTCCTTGAACTTGCGGATCGCGCCTTGCGTCTTGCGGTTCATGACGAACGAACCGTTCTGGCGATAGCCGGCCTTCACCGCATAGACGAGATCGACCAGGATGTCGGACGGGTCCGCGGCGGGGAAGCCGCCATCGACGCCGGTCTCGATCACGCCCAGCTTGCCCCACTCCCAATCGGCGTTGAGCACCTGGTCGTAGCTGAGGAAGCCCTTCGGCTTGTTGGTGCCGTCGCCGGTCACGAAGGCTGTGCCCTCCTGCATCGCGAAGGCGGATTCCACCTCGGAGGCCAGCCACTCGTCGATGTTGACGGCCGAGTCCTCCAGCAGCGTCGCGGTCGCGGCCGGCATGGCGTAAAGCTCCATCGCCGGGAAATCGAGCGCGTCGAGCGTCGGCGAGTTCGTCGCCGTATCGCGCGCCGTCGTCTCGCCGGCCCAACCGACCACCGGGCCCGCCGTCATGAACGGCTTGCGATAGACATTCGCCGAAATCTCGCGATGGCCGGCGATGGCGCGGATCGGCGAGACGGCGGCGAGCCGCTTGCCGATCAGGCTCTCGATCTCCATCGGCACGGTGTAGCCGCCATCGGCGTTGGAGCCGGCCGACAGCGCCTTGACCTCGAGCTGACGAAGCGCGGAGACCTCGCCGCTGCGCATATAGGCGTCGAAGGCCGCCTTGTGCTCGGGCGCGCCGGCGCCGAGGCTCTTGCCCTGCGCCTGTCCGATGGCGGGCCGTGCGTTCTTCAGCGCCAGCTCGTCGATGCGGCGGGTCAGCGCGTCGTTCATGCGCTCGATCTTCTCGTCCAGCAGGACGTCCGACGACAGCCGTTCGATGCGGGCGAGACGCTCGTCGTTCGCGGCCTTGAACTCTTCAAACAGCCGCATGACGTCGTCATGGCTACCGTCAGAGGCGCCGACGCCCGCCTTGATCTCGGGCGCGTGAGAATGAATGTCGATGTCCATGATTACCTCGCGGGTTGGGACAGGGGTCGGGATTTGACGGGCGTCACGGGACGAAAGCCGCGCGTCCGCGCCTCGGGCAGCGGCCGGGAGGGGAGTCGGCTGCCTTTCACGGCGCGGACGCGCGCCCCGGGGAGCAGGGGAAAGGTGACGATGGAGATTTCCCACAGGTCGATGGCCTCGAGCTTGCGGATGCGCGTTCTCGGATCGACGCGCCCCTTCACGGTGCGAAAGCCGATGGACAATCCATCGGCCGTTCCCGCCCGAAGCAGCGCGAGCAACTCGCGCGCGCGCATCACCTCGGGGATCAGCCGGCCGCGCGCCCAAAGGCCACGCGTGTCCTCGTGCAGGTCGAGCCAGACGCCGATGGGCTCGGCGGGATCGTGCTGGAACAGCATCGGCACGCGGCGGATGCCGCGCCGGCGCAGCGATTGCGTGAAGGCGCCCGGCATCACCATGTCGCGCGCCTGATCGACCGCGCCGAACAGCGAGGCGTAGCCCTCGACGGTGCCGTCGGACGCAATGGTGGCGCGCTCGCGCGCGAAGTCGGCGAGAGGAGGCATGTCGGGTCCTGAACGAAAGAGGGCCGTGGGTCAGCGGGACTTGCGCGCGCGCGGGCTCGCGGACTTGGTCTCGCGCGCACGGCGTGGCTTGCGGCTCGCACGGTCGAGATGACTCAAGAATTCGCGGAACACGCTGAGATGATCGCGGCGCGATTTCGTCTCCTTGCGGATCGAGCGCAAGACCGTATGCAAGGTGTCCATCACATGAATCCTCTGGAGTGGGGTCCCCTGGAATCGGACCCTCTGAAATGATCGTTGAAGCGCGACAGCTCGCGGACGAAATCGTCGAACCGGCGCACGGCGGCGGACAGTTCGCGCAGCGCGAACCAGGCGATGGCGGAGCTGCCGCCCGCCCAGAGCAGCAGCGCCAGATGCGCGAGATCGCCGCGTTGGATGAAACTGGCCACAATGTCCTGCATCAGCCGCTCCTGCCGGGCGGGTCTTGGGCCTCGACCCCGCTCTCGATCCGGGCGCCGTCGTTCAGCGGACCGAAGCCGACCATGGCGCGCTTCTCGTCGATCGTGAGGAACGGCGCCTTGGTCACCTGGTCCCAAAGCGCGGCGCGGTCGGCGGCGAGCGCCGGCACCGCGTCGGCATCGGCGACGAGGCGGATGCCGGAGCCGAAGGCCGGCGTCAGCCATTGCGCGATGGAGGCGCCGATCCGGCTGGCGAGCGGCAGAACCGTCTGGCGCCAGAACACGCGATTGGCCTCCTGATAATTGGCATAGGTGTTGTCGCCGGGAATGCCGAGCAGCATCGGCGGCACGCCGAAGGCCAGCGCGATCTCGCGCGCGGCGGCATGCTTGGCTTCGAGGAAGTCCATGTCCTTCGGCGAAAGCGCCATCGGCTTCCAGTCGAGCCCGCCTTCGAGCAGCAGCGGCCGGCCGGCGTTGGCCTCGCCCTGGTATTGCGTTTCCAACTCGCGCTTGAGCCGTTCGAACTGGCCGTCGGACAGCACCGCCCCTTCGGGTCCGGCATAGACCAGCGCACCGGAGGGCCGCGCCGCATTGTCGAGCAGCGCCTTGTTCCAGCGCGCCGTGGCGTTGTGCGTATCCAGCGCGACGGCAGCGGCTTCGAGCGAAGCCAGGCCATAATGATCGTCCAGCGGATGGAACTGCGTCAGATGCAGGATCGGCGGTAGCGCCGCGTCCTGGTCGAAGCGCACGCTGCGCGCGCCGATCGTGTAATCGTAGGCTTGCGGCCAGCCATCGGCGCCCGGCACGACGCGCATGCGGTCCGGCCGCAGCGTGTGCAATTCACGCACGTCCGAGGCCCCGGCCCCGCCGAGCGCCACCGCCTCGATATAGGCGTTGCCCGCGATCAAGAGATGCGAGCAGACGGCCTCAAGGAAGGCCGCGCCCTCCTGGCGCGGGTTGGGCCGCGCGATCAGATCGAGCAGCCGATGCGTCTCATGCATCCGCGCGCCCTCATAGACGATGAAGCTGACCGATCCGGCGCTCTCGGCCACCAGCTTGACCGCGCGATGCACGATAGCGTTGCCGACGAAGCCCTCGCGGGCAAGCGCCGCGTAATCGCGCGGCGTCCAGCGTGCGCGGCCGCCGCTCTCGAACGCCAGCAGATGGGCGGTCCGGCTCGCCTTGATTTCCGGTGCGCGAAACATCGTTTTCAACCGGTCGAGCATGCGCGCGTCCTTTCGCGGAAGATGAGAGCTGGATCGGCCAAGAAAAAAGGCCCGCCGAAGCGAGCCTTTTTTCATTCATCGTTGTTTCGTCATCGCCAGCGTCAGAGAACGCCCAGCAGAAGAAGCACGATGATCAAACTGATCGGTACACCAAGCAGCCATAGAATGATCGGCATCTGCGCCTCCGGATGATTATCGAAGACACAACGCCGCAACCGGGTGCGGGTTCCTCGCCGATGCGCATCACAATCCCCGCACGCGCGGCATATGACGTGCGTTGAAGCTCATCGCCGTCGCTGCCCACACCAGCGCATCGAGCCGGTCGGGCGAGCGGCCCGACGACAGGCCGTCGAGCGAAAAGTCACACATCTCGTCCTCAAGCTCCGGAAACACGCCGGCATGGCGCACCCGGCCCTGTTCGTACAAGGCCGCCACCGGCTCGGCGCGCAGATATTTGCCGCGCCGCGCATGAACCATCGTCACCGGCACGGACGGATCGGCCTCTCCGATGACAGCCTTCGTCATCTCGCCGCCCTGGTTGGCCTCGACCACCAGCACATCCGCCGACAGCCGTCGCCACAGCGCAACGGCGCGCCGCGCCCAGGCCGCGGGCGTCAGCTGCGCGCCCGTCTCGTCGGCAAGCACATAGAGCGTGCCATCCTCGGCCCGCCCCACCGCCACCAGTCCACAGGCATCGGCGCCGGGCCGCGACGAGCCCGGCGGATCGACCGCCACCACGATGCGCGCCAAGGGCGGCGCCACCGCGACGCGCGCCGTCTCGATCAGCGCGCGCGTCCACAGCGCGCCCGTGCGCTCCTCGACGATCTCGCCGTCCAGCTCCTGGCGGCCGAGCTGGGTTCCCGCATAGCGCCCGACCACCGCATCGAGAAACGTCAGCGACAGGTTGCGCGCATTGTCGCGCGTTCGGGCGCGGGTCAGTGCGGTCGCCGGATCGGCGATCAGCCGCTTCAACAGCGCGATCGGCCGCGGCGTGGTCGTGATCAACTGGCGCGGCCGCTCTCCGAGCCGCAGGCCGAATTGCAGCATGTCGAAGGCCGCGTCCGGCTGCCG